TACGTTCCCCTACAAATGCTCAGAAGCATTGACCCATCTACCTTCCAGCCCAAGATTGGCTTCAAGACTAGATACGGTATGGTTGCTAACCCATTCGTTCTTAACGGATCTACACCTGATGCTGAAGCTCTTACTCATAATAAGAACCAGTATTACAGACGTGTTCGTGTTACAAACCTAACATAATATCTGTTACGATATCAAGATCAAAGGGGGTCAACGACCCCCTTTTTTATTTTTAATAAATACACGTAATAATACTCATTACATGCTTCAGAAGATTTTACTATTCGCTTCACCACTGGTGTCTGCTGCTACTATAGCTACGGTTATAGCAGTTAAGTCATGGAAAAAGAAGAAGCTTCCTAATATTCATGTGGAATTTGATGATGACGATGATGACAATTTTGGTGGGCCAGGTGAAGGACCGTACTGGTGGTATACTAAATAAACCAGTTTGATCTAAAATAATGACAAGTCTGATTGATCCCAAAAAATATAGCAAAGCAGTTGACCTATTGAGGTCATTTTTTTTATCTAAAGGATTTTTAGAAGTACATACTCAGAACCGTTTGAGTATACTTGCTGCATGTGAAGACCCTGAAACAGTAGCAACATATAATTACGGTGGTAATATTTGGCCACTACCACAAACAGGTCAGATGTGGTTAGAATATGAATTACTTTCTAATCCTTCCGCAGAAGGATTTTTTTGTGTCTCAACTTCATATAGGGCAGAACCTAATCCTGTAGAAGGAAGACATGAAACCATCTTCCCTATGTTTGAATTTGAAATGAAAGGTGGTGTTGAAGAGTTAGAAAAAATGGAAGTAGAACTCTGTAAACATCTAGGATTGCCAATAGAAGAATATAATATCAAAAAATATAATAGTTGGGCAGAAGCATTCAAAACTAAAGAACTTGATCATGACCATGAAGAGTCTATTGGTCGTGGTATGATTACTGACTTCCCTGAGTGGACATCACCTTTCTGGAACATGGCTAGAAATGATGATGGTACCAGTAAAAAGATTGATGTAATCTTGAATGGTATGGAGACTATTGGTTCTGCTGAACGTAGCACTGATAAAGAACAAATGCGTGAAACCTTCTACACCATATCAGATGGTGGATATGCTCAACTTATTATTGATAAATTTGGTAAGGAAAGAGTTGAGAAAGAACTAGAAGAGTTCCTCTCATTTGATTTCTTCCCTCGTTCTGGTGGAGGCATTGGAATGACTCGTATAATATCAGCCCTTGAATAGGGCTTCAATCTGGGGTGGCGAAATTGGCAAACGCAACACATTGTTTCTGTGTCGTTCCTGGCGGGACTTGTAGGTTCAACTCCTACCCCCAGAGTTAATCATAAATAAGTATATAGTTGAAAAGTGTAAATGTCTGCAGAATGGTATAAGGAACAACCTTCTAATAGGAACTTTTTAAGTCCTATTGGTTATATCCTCAAACTAGAAAAGTTTGCAGGAGTAGATTTCTTTTGTCAATCTGCAAATGTTCCTGATGTAGCAATGCCTACAACAGAAGTCGCTTCTCCTTTTAGAAATTTACCTATAGTTCCTGGTGGTGGAATTACATTTGGAGATTTTACGGTAAACTTTATTGTTGACGAAGAGCTAAAAAATTATAACTCACTCCACAAATGGATGAGAAATAATGGAAACGCAGATGAGATGAAAGGACCTTCAACACCAGAGTATAGTCATGGTCAATTACATATAGTTACTAGTGCATATAACCCAGCTTTCATTGTAGAGTTTAAAGATTTATTCCCAGTTGCCTTGACAGGACTGCAGTTTGATGCTACAGTATCTGATATAGAATACATTACTGCACAAGTTACATTTAAACATCAGCAGTTTTTCTTACGTGATAAGAACCTTAAAGCATTAGCATGAGTACAAACTCCATATTAATTGGCGATTGCCGTGAAACACTTAGAACATTACACGCACACGTTACCACAGGTATCACTAAAAGACCTAGGATGTGTGTTACATCGCCACCTTACTATGGTTTAAGAAACTATGGTGATGAAGAGAATCAGATAGGACAAGAACAAACACCAGAGGAATATATAGAAAGCCTCGTAGAAGTATTCAGGAGTGTACGTGATGTGCTCACAGATGATGGAACTTGTTGGGTTAATATTGGGGATAGTTACTATAATTACAGGCCAGGCAGAGGACAAGGACTGGTTAAACAAACAGTCTCAAATACTAAGCAAGACTTACCAGATGTGTGTCCTCGTAGAGGAAACAAATTGGACGGACTCAAAGAAAAAGATTTAATTGGTATCCCTTGGATGTTAGCATTTGCATTGAGAGCAGATGGATGGTATTTAAGACAGGATATTATATGGCACAAGCCAAATCCTATGCCTGAGTCAGTTAAAGATAGATGTACTAAAGCACATGAATATATCTTCTTGTTGAGTAAGAATAGAAAGTATTATTACGACCATGAAGCAATTAAAGAACCTGCAGTAGGTGAAAGATGGGGTGGTAATACTCCTATCAATATGGACAACACTAAAGATACTGATAATCAGTTTAGTGGTTTAACTAGACCTCGTAAGATGGTGTATGAAAAGAGAAATAAGAGATCCGTATGGAAGGTAACAACTAAACCATATAAGGGAGCTCATTTCGCTGTGTTCCCACAAGATTTAATTGAACCATGTGTATTAGCAGGTAGTGAAAAAGGAGATACTATTCTAGATCCTTTTATGGGATCAGGTACTACTGCTGTGACAGCGAAGTCTCTGGGGAGACATTATATTGGTTGTGAATTACACGAACATTATGCACAACTAATACAGAAACGATTAAATGAAAAATCATTTGCAAGGTTAGAATTTGTATGAACTTTGAATCCATTCGTAATAAGTTTGATAAGATGAGGGAAGACTGGTCTGAAGATAGTGCTGTTGATTTTCAATTTAAGAATAAACAATACAGTGCTGACTTAGGACAACTCGCTTTAGACATACCTTTTCAACATAATAAATACTTAAACCACTACACTGATATATCTCAGATTAAAACCTCACTTGAATTTGAAATTCGCAAACTTGTTAGAGATAAGCGTGAGTATTATGGAGGCGAAGCTGACGCAAAGGTCTATGCCGAAAAACCTTTTGGCGGTAGGATCTCAACTCAAGATAAGATGAAAGTCTACGTAGAGTCTGATGATGATGTCATCAACCTAGAAGCGAAAATTAAATACCTAGATCAAATGCTCCATTGGTTGGATCAGGTAATGAAACAAATATCAAATAGAGGGTTCCAAGTCAAGAGTGCTATTGAGTGGGAGAAATTTATTAATGGACAATAATGACACACCTTTCTATCAAGAAGAAGAATGAAGTATATATAAAAATTTCTTCTTCTGAAGAACATGTGCATCATGAATTGTCTGATTACTTCACGTTTGAAGTACCAGAAGCAAAATTTTTAAAACGTAATCCCAGATACAAATACTGGGATGGAACCATTCGTCTGTACTCTCCAGCTACAGGCGAACTTTATCATGGTTTAATAACTCATCTACAATCATGGGCTGATCAACGTCAGTATAAGATTGAACATGAAACAGATGATTGGTATGGTGACATTCTTGAAAAGAATGATTATGTGTCACCACCTGCTGTAAAGCATTTCATGGAGAAAATTTCTCCCAAAATAAAACCTCGTGGATACCAAATAAAAGGTGTCTACGAGGCATTAAAAAATAATCGTAAGCTTTTACTTTCTCCTACGGGATCTGGGAAGTCTCTTATGATCTACTCCCTCGTCAGATACTACACTGCCACCAGCAAGAAGACGTTGATCATCGTCCCTACTACGTCCTTGGTGGAACAAATGGTCAACGATTTCATTGACTATGGATGGAATGCGGATGACCATGTTCATAAGATTTATAGTGGTAAGGATAAGAATACAGATAAACCTGTTATTATTTCAACTTGGCAATCTATCTACAAGTTTCCTAAGAGATACTTTGATGATATTGATTGTGTAATTGGAGATGAAGCACACTTGTTTAAGTCTAAGTCACTAACAGGTATAATGACTAAGCTTCATAATGCAAAGTATAGGTTCGGTTTTACTGGAACCTTAGATGGAAGCAAGACTCATAAGTGGGTATTGGAAGGTTTGTTCGGTGAGTGTGAACGAGTTACCACTACTGATGGACTTATAAAATCTGGATACCTGTCTAAGTTTAGGATAAAAATCCTACTTTGTAAACACGCTCCTCAGCATTTCCAGACATATCAAGATGAGATTGATTATTTGGTCAGTCACAAGGGAAGAAATAATCTTATTAAAAATCTTGTTAAGGATATAAAAGGTAATACCCTAGTTCTATTTAACTACATTGAGAAGCACGGAGACCCACTTTACGAATTAATAAATAGTAATATAGATCCAGAACGGAAAATATTTTTCGTACATGGTGGTACGGATGTAGAAGATAGAGAAGAAGTTAGACAGATTACGGAGCTTGAAGACAATGCGGTTATCATTGCGTCTTACGGTACTTTCTCTACTGGTATTAATATTAAGCGGTTGCACAACATCATCTTTGCGTCGCCTAGCAAGTCCCGTATTAGAAACCTCCAGTCAATTGGTAGAGTATTACGTAAAGGTGAAGGAAAAACTTTAGCAACTCTTTACGATATAGCAGACGATATAGGCGGTCAGAATTATACATTAAAACATCTTAACGAACGAGTTAACATATACAATGATGAAAACTTTAAGTATGAAGTTATAAAAATAAATCTAAGGGCAGATACATGACACCAGAAGAATTAAAAGAAGAAGACTTTTTAGCAACAGTCAAATTAGTTTCTGGTGAGGAGGTAGTAGCTAGAGTATGCTACTTACCAGACGAAGACAAAGTAATATTAGAAAATCCTTTACAAGTAGAACATGCTAAAACAAGAAAAGGTGACTTAGAAATATCTGGGTTCTCTTTTAAAGAATGGATGTCTGCTACCTTTGATCAGATGTTTATTATTAATAGAGATCATATAATTACTATGTCTGAAATAGGAGCTCCTATTATTGATTTCTATGAAAAGACTATGAAAAGATTAGAGAATGGAAAATCTCTAACTGGCAGAGGTAATAAATTACCTAGAACCTCTGGTTATCTTGGATCTATAAATCAGACCAAGAAGAACTTAGAAGATATATTTAAAAAAAGCTAGAACCATCCTTGAACCCTTGACAGAGTTAGTCTACTGATTTTCTGAGGATGTGTCAAGCCCCCTAGACAAATCCCTTTATCTGTGTTACACTTAATGCATGATAAATGGTACAAACCATGGCACCAGCAGTAATGAAAAGAAAAAAGACTGAATACTACGTCAACAATAAAGAGTTCCTTGCAGCGATTACTGACTATCGGCACATGGTTCATGTTGCTAGAGATTCAGGTAAACCAAGACCTCGTGTAACCAACTACTTAGGAGAGTGTTTTTTAAAGATCGCAACACATCTATCATACAAGCCAAATTTTGTTAACTACATGTTCCGTGAGGATATGATATGTGATGGGATTGAAAATTGCTTACAGTACATAGATAATTTTGATCCAGAAAAATCTAAGAACCCATTTGCCTATTTCACTCAGATTATATACTATGCATTCTTAAGACGAATACAGAAGGAGAAAAAGCAATTGGAAATTAAAGGTAAGATATTAGAACGTTCTGGTTATGATGAGGTAATGCATTCTGACAAATACGATGGTAGCATGTCAGGTATGAACGCTTCTTATTCTGATATGACTGGTATCAAAGAAAACATTGAAACTAAAATGAATCGCTAATGGAAGAAGATCATTTGCCTCCACACCTGAATGATTTATGGGAAGACATGGATCGTCTCAACGCATTATACGAAGAGTTGATGTGGGATCATGAAGTAGCATTAGAGTTTAAAGCTGATTATAAAAATAATCGTATTATAATAAAACCATATGAATGTGAGTGAAAAATATAATGCACTACAACGTGGTTTGCATTTTGTTAGAAAGATAAGAGAGTCATCTCCACACATAAGACACAAATTTTTTATTAAAGAATCCTTACTTAACTATGAAGATAGCAGTAATAACTGATCAACATCTTGATGGACGTAAGGGTTCTCTTGCGTTCTGGAATTATTGGCAAAAATTTTATGATGAAATATTTTTCCCTACTCTTGAACGAGAGGGTATCACTACAATCTTTGATTTGGGTGACACTTTTGATAACAGAAAGTCTGTGGACTTTAATACTCTTAATCGTATTAAGACAAATTATTTTGACAGACTTAAAGGATTTGATGTACACATGATTCTTGGGAATCATACAACGTACTATAAGAATACTAATAAGATTAATTCACCTGAACTTCTTTTAGAACAGTATAGAAATATAACCATCTATACAGAACCAAAAGATATAAAGGTAGGTGGACAGAAATTTTTGATGATGCCATGGATTAACTCTGGAAATAAAAAGTTAGCTCTAGAGGTAATGGAAGAATCAAACTCTAATGTGATGTGTGGACATTTAGAATGTGATGGTTTTGAAGTTACACCTGGAATGCATTTTGATGGTGGATTTAAGGTAAGTGATTTTAAAAAGTTTAAACGTGTATGGTCTGGACATTTTCATCATAGATCAAAGAGAGGAAATGTTCAATACCTAGGTAACCCCTATCAGATGTTTTGGAATGATTACAAAGATACTCGTGGGTTTCATATCTATGATACTGAGACTGATAGACTCAGATTTGTGGAGAACCCCTTTGAAATATTTCAGAAGCTTTACTACAACGACATTGAATCAGACTACAACAAATACAATGTGTCTGATTATAGAGAGCAATTTGTTAAACTCATCGTTGAAGAGAAACGTGACTACCAAATGTTTGAAACACTGGTTGATCGTTTATACAATGTAGGAGTACATGATGTTAAAGTTGTTGAGACATTAATCAATACTGATGATGTTGATGATTCTGATTTAGAGACTAAAGATACCATGACACTACTCAATGAATACATTGATGAAGTAGAGATCTCCGTAGATAAAACTGCTCTTAAGACTCTTATGAGATCTCTATATATGGAAAGCTGTGAAGTTGTCTGATGTTCGTCCTAACCCTAGAGAATCATCCTGATGGAGTGTATTCCGTATGGGATGAATCTGAGAATCGTGTCATACCAATTTTTCTCCAATCAGATGACGCAGACAGATATCTTATGATGATGTCTACTGAAGATGGATACCCTCCTATGGAGGTTGTAGAAATGGAAGACCATGTTATAATAGGGGCGTGTCAAGAACGTGGACAACGTTTTTCTATAATCACCCCTGATGATTTTTTAATACCACCTGATGATCCTGCTGCTATAGAATGATAATTTTTGAAAAAGTTCGTTGGAAGAATTTTCTTTCTACTGGTAATACCTTTAGTGAAATTAATCTAACTAATCATAGAACAAATTTAATAGTCGGTGCCAATGGTGCTGGTAAGTCAACCATCTTAGATGCGTTGACCTTTTCGTTGTTTGGGAAACCATTCAGAAAAATTAATA